TCAACCTCAAAAAACCGCTCCTCAATACTCACAAGAACAATTTAATGAAATGTTTACACAACAACAACGACTACCACAAAGAGATATTCCTATGAATATTTCAGAACATATGCAAGACGAACAGATACAACCGAATTATATTCCCAAACCGAAGTTAACGTCGGATTATATCCAAGACTATCAAGAAAGTACGGATCGTAAGACTAGAGAACACGAAGAAAAGAAAATTCGAGAAAAACGTGTTGCATCTTGGTTGGATGAAGTTCAAACGCCCATTATGATAGCGTTGTTATATTTTATTTTTCAGTTACCTATCATAAACACCGTTATTTTCAAAAGGTTCTCGTTTTTGTCTATTTATCGAGAGGATGGCAATTTTAATTTACTAGGGTTGACCTTGAAAAGTATGTTATTTGCTTCTATTTTTTATTCGTTTCATAAATCGATTGAAATAATCTCTAATTTTTAGATATAAATTTATTTGAATCCAAACATGCGTCTGAATGTGTTACGTTTTGGCTTTCTTGATCTTCTCATTCGTTGCGTTCTTTTTGGTTTGTATACAGGAATTGACTCGGATTCATAATAACTCTTTTCTGATGCAGTGTATTTTGGCGATGCTTTATATTCATCTACGTCTTCCGATTGTGGCTCAGATAATTTATATACATCACGTTCATACAACCGATTGAATCGTTTTGATGTACGGCTTTTTACAATAGGCATTTCCTCTGATTTTTTACTTTTACTTTTATTACTACTTTTCTCTTCTGATTTGCTTTCCTGTGATAATTTTATTGCGCCTTTACTCAATACCTTGTCATTTAATTTTGCTCCAGGAGCATACTTAAAAAACCATTCATTCCATTCAGGTCCATTTCGCTTGCTCGCTAGTTCCTTGAATTTTTCGGCTTTTTCTGCACGCATGGTTTCCAAAGTTGCCTGTTTTCCATAACATTTTATACTGAAACGTTTCAATAACCCCTTCTGTTCTAATCTATTTTTTTGTTCTACTTCAAAAAGGAATTGGGCCATACATAAAATACGATCTTTCTCGAAATAAGGTTTGTTTGCATAAATAAACGCCAAATAAAAGGACAACATAGTATCAATCGTTGCAACATTAATTTCTTGACTGCCTATTTGGATGGTATTATAGTTATGACAGGCAACTGGTTCGAATACAAACGCGATCGTTTCTTTTCCAACAGTGATTTGTATATGTTTTGGGATAACATCATCAATGCTTTCATGCTCTACAATGGCTACATTTTTAAACCCTTGCTCTTCTAGCTTCTCTTGTATAATAAGAGCACATCGATTTGGATCTTCTGCAAGTACATCAAAATCAGGTATTTTATTCATAAGACTTCGACGTTTTTTATCCATGTATTTGGAATAAAGAGAACTAGCATATCCGCCGAAAAATACAACACCTTGTTCAATAAACGAATCGCGCACTAAAAAATATATCTTTTCGCTTTCTTGTGCGCCCACGGTTTCAACTCTTCTTTGAAAATCTATACTATGACAGTCTATCTCCGATTTCATAGGGTGATAGGTATTTAATAAGGTGAGCCTCTTCAATACTTTTTCCCAACGCGATACATCTCCTGCAGGTCTAGAAAGCTCTAAGAACATAGACATACGTAAATAGTTAGGAGGAGTATATTTGATCCCTGCAACTGTAATCGCTTCCTTCTTAATAGAGTCATATAGATCAGGATGAAGCTGAGTAATATCCGCCATAGGAATGTAATTCACGAAGACTTTATAGGTTCCTTTATGAACCCCCGATTTGGCTTCTGTTTCTAAATATCCCGCCTTGAAAAATATATCGGTCAACTCTTTTGCATCTTCCATTGCATTATCTGAAAAAAAATCATAGTCAGGAACTTCAATATCTCTATTGTAGAATTGAGCATATTTAGGTAATATATTATTAATCGCGGTTCCACCATAACATACGAGCTTCTTTCTTATTAAAAAATCTTCTAAAATTTGTATCATACGTTTCACATCTTCGCTATTGGCTATTTTTTGTTTCTGTAATTCATCTGTTTCATCTACTGCATGTCTTAGAATAGCCAATTCACATTCATCGAAAGACATATTGTTGTCGCAAAACTCTGTATTATATTTGGTATTTCCCATATATAATAGTATACTATTTTTTTATGGATATTGAGAACCATTCACTTTGGATGGATTATTTAACGTCGAATATGATTTGGCTTCAGATAGTAATACAAAAGCACTTCCTCCCGTTTTCAAAAACATAGTTTCATATTCACCTAATTGAGATAATCCAACAGTTGAAAATCCACCGATATAACTAGACATCCATGCCATCATTGGACAAATATTACAAGATGTTTTCGAAAGAATGTTCAATGCATCTGGATTCTGAGTTAATGTCTGATTCGTTGAATCTGTTGGGTTGACCAGTACAAGCGTTTTATTATTTTTATTACAGTCTTCTAATTTACTCTCTGCATTACATAATGTCATATCCGATGGATTCATATTTATCATATTCATTAAGTTGTCACTTTTTATATTTGAATAAGGATTGTTTACCTTGTCCATGATAATAATCGTTTTCTTTAATAAATCGTTTATTCGTGTTGTTGATGTAACTGTTCCAGTATATTTATAAGAAGAACTAATCGCATTCAACGCTGATTCGATTTGCGTATTGAATTGTGTATTTTCGCCAATCTTCTTATTTTTATCTTCGTCTCTGTCCGTGTTCAATGGCATATTATAGATAGGTCTTAATTGAATAAATAAAGGATCATCTTTATTATTTACATTGGAGAAAGCATGTAAAATAATAACATCCAACAAATCTTTTAAAGGCACATTCACAATGGCTGTTACTGAACTATCTTTATATGAAACGACCGCTTTTTTTATTTCACTTTTTTCTCCAGAAACCAAATCATAATATATTTCAAAATCTAAGAAACGGTAACCACGATATAATACATATAGCAACATATCTTTGGTGATATCTTTACCATCGAAAGCAGAGTTATAAGAAGCCTTTATATGATAGTTACTGATTGGATCAGTGCTTTTATAATACCCCTTGGAGGATAAATGATCCGTTATTTGACCCACAGAGTTTGAGTCCAATATTTTTTTTATTTTTGCATTGGTAATATCAGAAATACAAGAAAGCCCTTCGACGACTGGCCTATGTTGGTTCATAACATGTAATATTTCTGTCCGTTTTTGAATGAGTCGAAATAATATATAAAATAAAATGACAAAAATGAAAAACAATATTATTTTTTTGAATAAAGACATTATATATACTATACATAAATGAAAATAAAAAATATACTAATAATATAATAATGGCGGGAGGATTACTAAATCTTATATCTACCGGAAATAATAATATTATTTTAACAGGAAATCCTACAAAAACATTTTTCAAAGTCACCTATGCAAAGTATACGAATTTTGGATTACAAAAATTCAGAATCGATTATGATGGTTTAAGAGATTTAAGATTAACAGAACCATCGACCTTTACATTTAAAATGCCAAGATATGCAGAATTATTAATGGATACTTATGTTGTTATCAATTTACCATCGATTTGGTCGCCTATTTACAATCCTTGTACACAAACTGGTTCTATGTGGGCACCATACGACTTCAGATGGATTAAGGAGATAGGAACAAATATGATTACTGAAATATCCATTACATGTGGATCTCAGACCATCCAAAAATATAGCGGAGAATATTTGAGAGCCATGGTTGAGCGCGATTTTTCTGCAGCAAAAAAAGATCTATTCGATAAAATGACAGGGAATATTCCAGAATTGAATGATCCTGGAAACGCATTTGGGCGCGTAAATGCATATCCTTCTGCATACTATCAAGGAGAAGGACCTGTTAATAGCGCCGAACCATCGATTCGTGGTACAAAATTATATATTCCTGTCAATACATGGTTTACATTAGATAGCCGTTGTGCTTTTCCAATGATCGCTCTTCAATACAATGAATTATATGTGAACGTGACGTTTCGTCCGATTCAAGAATTATTTCAAGTGCGCGATGTGTTTGATCCTGCAAATAATTTTCCATACATGCAGCCTGATTTTAATCTGCCACAATTCAATATGTATCCATTTTTACAAACACCACCGCCCGATTTAACGGTTCCCAATTCATATAAAAATACTACAAATGTATGGAATGCAGATATTCATATATTAGCAACCTATTGTTTTTTAACTGCAGAGGAATCAAGACAATTTGCTGCAGAAGATCAAGTATATTTAGTAAAAGATGTATTTGAATATACGTATCAAAATATTACAGGAACACAGAAGTTGAAATTAACATCGTCAGGTATGGTAGCAAATTGGATGATGTATTTACAAAGAAATGATGTGAATATGAGGAATGAATGGTCCAATTATACCAATTGGCCCTATGCAAATATTCCTTCGGATGTTCAAAATGGACAAATACCAGGTCCTGGACAAAATAATCCAGGAGCATCTTTAACCTCTACTGGTATTTTTGTAACTGGAAAATTATCATCGGAAAATCAAAAGGAAATTTTAGAAACAATGGCCATTGTTTTTAATGGCGATTATCGCGAGAATGTTTTAGAAGCTGGTATCTATAATCTTGTTGAAAAATATGTAAGAACAAAAGGAAACGCAAAAGACGGGTTATATTGCTATAATTTTTGTTTGAATACCGACCCATTTGAATATCAACCATCTGGTGCTATTAATTTAAGCAAATTTAGACTGGTTGAATTAGAAGTAACTACGTATGTGCCTCCATTTGATATACAAAATATGGCATATAATATTATTTGTGACTCGAATGGCAATCCGATTGGAACAACTAAATCAAACTGGCGTTTATTCGAATACAATTACAATATGAAGGTGTTTGAAGAAAGATACAATGTATTATCATTTATTGGTGGGAATTGCGGTATGTTATATGCAAGATAATCGCAAGATAATATATATTCATATATTAATATATATTATGACGAGTACATGGAGAAAACAAGAAACAATGAAAGACAACTCAATTCCAAGTAGTAAAACGGATCATTTTTCAAATATTCCAATGTTTGATGTTTTACATAATAAGGTTGAACAGGATGAAAATCCGATTGTCGAAGGATTTGATTGGGAAGGTATTGATTATTTTCATCATCGTGGTGTCTATGAATTAACGCCAGACTCATCAAAAATTCGCGAATATATCGAAAAGCTCATGTCTTATCTTTCATCACCTGTTACAAAATTAGATTCTATGGTAGAAGGATTTATTTATGATATGTTGATTGCGTTTTTAATGTTGAACAATATTGAATGTAATAATACATCTGTTTCACAAATACGCGCGTCTGCAGAGAAGACATTTTTCTGGGCAAAAAAACAAATGCCAAAAGAAGGTTTTTCGTTAAAAGAACAACCTTATTTAATAAAAACGATTGACTCCTTCGAAAAGAATCATAAAGATTTTGTAAAAGACAGTCAAACCAAACAAAAAATGGGATCTTTTTACATAAAAACGTTGAACGCATACGAAACAAGACTACGCAGACGAATGACGGATGATGAATTATTTTTATTTAACAACGATTTTGATAATTTATTGAATGATCCAGCTATACAAAAAAAAATAACTGGTATTCTACCAACGAGCGATTGGAAATCTCAATTTGATTTATCTTCTAATGTAATATATGAAAATACAGAAGACGATTATAAAAAATATTATGATAGCACTGCACGATTTAAAATGAATAATACAGATAGAATCAGTTATTTTTCTTTAAAGGATGGGTATTTTCCTTTACCACAAAAATTAAAATCTGGTAAAAACGATATGGAAGTATTCGAAATATTATTAAGTGATGCAGACGATTCCTCTACCATGTTGACTCCATTTGAATTAGTGAATATGAATAGTAAAAGAAAGGATAAAAATAAATTGGATGTAGTTTATAAAAATAAGAAAAATACAATAATATTTACAACACTATCAAAACCGCCATCAAAAAAATTACTAGACAAGTCATCTATTGATCCTAAAGATGGAAAATATGTATTTTCTGTAAATGTAACTAAACCAACAGAACAGTCCATAGAGGAGTATCTATCCTATGTTATAAAACGGTTTTCAATGGTCGTTTATTCAAATATAGGATCCGACTCAACAAACTATAGGACATTCGGATTTCAAGAATTGGAAGCAAGAGTTGGAACTATATATACCAATTTACTAAATCGACTTGAGTTTTTACATTATAGTCAATATCAAGAGTACCTTGATAGTTATAGAATGGCTATATTTAATCATATGTTTTATGTTTTTATACAACAATCATTTAATACTGATTATGCTACTGATACAAATGTTTATGTCGCTAAGAAGACAGAATGTACAGACATTTTTAAAACAATGATAGATAATAATAATATACGTTATTCTCTTGTAACGACTGCAGATGACATGGATAGTTTAGATGATTTTCTCACCAAGTTTCCCAGTGTGATGGAAAAAACAGCTGATAAATGGGCGGAAAGTGATTATACCTCTAAAAATTTTGATGACGGTTCCTTAACATATACTAGTGGATTAGACCCAATTACATCTGAAAACAAGAACGATCTATTGGGTAACTATATTTTGAATAACACAAATAAAAGTAAAGAAATGGAAAAATATTTTATACCAGGTCAAATGTCCGAATGTGAAAGAACGAAACGAAAAATGCGAAAAGAACTTTCAAGATATGCAAAAATAATAAAAAACGAGATATATCGCATATTGTTAATACCAGTTGTATTATATGTTGTCTATAATATCTATTATATGTTTTTTTTCAGGGATGTGGATGGACAAGTGAAAGACGATAAGGGTAATTATATAAACATAGGAAACGCATGTAAAAATCCGATTTTTCCTGATTGGGAAGGCTATTTTCATAGTTATGATAATCATAATACGGATCTAATACTGGAATATGTGTTTAAACCTGCAAAAATCATGTATACATGGTTGAACGCAATAAAAGCCATGATTCGTTTGTCTACAATGGATAGGAAGGTTCCACCTTACCTTTGGCTATTCTCTTGTGTTCTTTTATTTTATCATGTATTCAATAAATATGGTGCAGGCATTATGAAATTTTATAATGACTTTTACAATACATTGACCGTTCCTTTTGTTAAAATAATGAAAGTAGATGCAAGTACTGCAAAAACGTTTAAATTACCAAAAGAACATGGTAATTGGGCAGGATTCAATGAAATAGCTATTATTTTGACGATTATTTTTTGTTGTTTGTCTGCAGTGAAAGATATTGGCGGTTTGAATTGGCATGAAATACTTCAACGGTCAGTAGTGATAGATAATGATATTAAAGAACCATATGTACAATCATGGATGGCATGGGTTACTTCCACACCCACATTTATTATTATGTTTTTCAAATCTATCGTATTTCTTTTATATTGGATATTTAAATATTATGTAGCATTTGCAATGGTGCCTTTTGCTTGTTTTATTGCAGTTATTTATATAACGTATAATCTGTTTTTTGCAGTATATAACAATACAAATTCGGAGTGCGACTATTCGACAAAAATGGAACTCATTGATAGAATCATATATACGAAATTATACGATGTTCCGAAAAATCCTGAAGGAAGGGACTATATTATATACATATTAAAATCTACATGTTGGCTGGTAATGTTTTTTATGACAGAATTGCTTTCTATTTATGTTTTAGCAAAAGGGTTAGATACCATTCTGAAGAACATTACTGGAAGTACGTATGCAGATGGACTAAAAACATTTTTATTTACTTTTTATGTTTGTATATTTGTTTTAATTGGTTTATGGTGTGTTTATAAATATAAAATTAAATTTCCTATTCAAGAAACCTTTTTTTCGAATGAGAAAGATAGAGGAAAATCTGATGCAGGAGACGGTATGAAGGATCCGTTAAATAAACCACCATTACGAACAGATTTCAAAACGGATGATGGCTTGTTTGATCATAATAAATTTACACAAGCGATTAATACGTTTGTTCCAACAGGTCCTATATCAACTAGAGAAACAAACTATTATAATGAGAAAAGAAGTGTAACAGAAAAAGATAGTTCAGGCAATCGGGTAAAAAAAAATATAGAAATGTTTAATGAATTCAAATATCTGAAAGATATAAAAATCTATGAAAAATGGATGAAAATTAAAAACGCCAAGGATAAACGATTTACCTTAAAGAAGGATGACATGTGTGACACATATGAAGTTCGTACAGAAAATAAACCCATTCGAATTCTTCTTGGTAGTGATATATTGACTAAAATAATCATAAAGGAAGAGATTGAAAAAACGAAAACACTAGTAGAAGAAAATAAGAGCAAACCATCTTTTACGGATAAATGGTCGAATAAAATCATTGGAACTATGGGAAGTTTTGGAGATACATTACTTCAAAAAGGACAAAATATGATGGAAAAAATAAATACGCCTTCTTCAGATGGTGCTAGCTTATTCGATACTGCAAAAAGTGCAGCGTCTGATCCAGGTCAATCGTTGAAACAATTAAAAACAGCTGTACAGGCTGCAGCATTACCTGTAGTATCAGGTCTAGGTAAAGGAGTAGGAGCTGTTATTACAGCTCCTAAAGCAGTATTGAATAGTGACACCACTAAATTCATAGGAGATTCTATTAGCGATAAGGGTAAGTCTTTACTTAATGCAGTATCGCTCGGATACATGGGGAAAAGTTGATTATCTTATCTTTCAACAAATGACATATATAAAACTATTTATACATGTCCTATTATCTTATATTCACTTTCACTTCGGGCATTGTTTTTGATTTTACCATTGATTTTTGAACAGGTTTATCAATTACAGGTGCACTATCCATCAAGTTTGGTTTATTGTCATCCACACTGTTTTTCAATGTATGCACTATTTTTTCTAATTCATTTATTCTAGCTAATAAAATATCTGTAAATGCATTTTTTTCTGATTTTTCTGATTTTTCTGATTTTTCTGATTTTTCTGATTTCTCTGGTTTTTCTGATTTCGCTTGAACATGTTGCGATATTTTCTTCTGTAAATTAGCAACCATCGTTTCTAAGGACTGATTTTTTTGCGTCAATTGTTTGATCTGTTCCATTTGCTGATTCATTAACTGAACAATTTCATTTGGAGAAATGGGTCTAGGCGGCTTTCCCTCTTCATTGATCATCATTTGAGGCATCCCAGTTGTTTGTTGTTCCTCCATCATTTTTTTACGCTCTTCTTCAATTTGTTTTATTTGTAACAATACATCAGGCTTCATACAAGGTTCTCCTGGTTTGTATATTTTCAATAAATGATCAATGTCTTTCATAAAAAATTGTTTGATCGGTTCCTCTTTTGTAGTACGAATGAACTCATCCACCGTTCGATTGGATACTTTAAAATAATCTTGATGTTGATTATCTAATAGTTTTCGCTTATCAAACGTATTATGTTCATGTGAAAAAACCAATATGGTTTTTAATGGGTCCAATTGAGCAAACGGAATCGTATATTCCTTTAAAAAATGTTTTTCTTCTGCCAATGCAGCGTGATTCTCATAGGATGTATGTTTCAATAGTTCAGTTCGAAAAGCAAACGTGCCTGCAGTTGCATGATTGGGTCCATAAGGACCAGATTGATACATTTTTTGAATATGTTTAAAATAAATATAAATTTCACTTGATCCTACACATAAAGCATCTTTGTTATTTGTTAACGTATCTACTGCATGACTCACTCTTTCTGGTGGATAATAATCATCATCGTCCATATACACAATAATTGTTCCCTTTGCTTTTGAATGCATAAAATTACGTTTTTCACCTAGTGACATTTTTTTTTCTTGTCTGAAATATTTAATTTGAGAGATATTGGATTTATCTATGATGTCTTGAATCGGATCCGTTCCATCATCTACGATGATCCATTCCATTCTATCTTGCGGATAATCTTGATTCAAAAAACATTGTAACATAATAGGAATAAACGGACGACGATTGAACGTTGGTGTACATACAGATACAAAAGGATAAAACTTCTTTTTCAAAACAGGGGTATGCGCCGTATTTTTTCCCATATTGAATTATATATAGTATGCTATTTAACCCATTTATAGTTTGAATTACAAAATAAATAAATAATGTATATTATACATAAAATATGAATAAACGACTCTTTGAAGAAACGATTCGAACATATTCACAAGATTCAGAGTATCAAAAAGAATGGTATATTATTTCTTCTGAAAACACAAAAACGCATCATCCTTGTATTTGTGGACATAATGTCAAACGAATCACATACATTTATAATAAAATCACAAAACATATCATGATCGTAGGAACGACTTGTATCAAGAAGTATGGAATCAAACAACATTTGAAAAATGGTATTTTAGTAGTAACGATTAAACATATACTTCAAACTACTGCCTATACAATGATTTCTGACAATATCATTGTGATACCTGTTTTTCATACTATATTAAATGATGCTATACAAGCCAAGTTCTCCGAATTTCAAGAAAAAATCAATGTTTGTATATCAAATAACATAGATATCGATTATTATGATATCATAGCACCCTTTAGACGTTTATTAAATGATGTATGTTATTTAGTCACTGAATATCATTATGATTTTATGATTTTGTTAAAAGAAATTGAAACAAATGTGAATGCAATGAATGATACAGTAAAACATATTATTATTGATGAAACGAAAGAAGACATGTCTGAAGAATCGTTATCAGAATCTTCTGAAGAACCGATTTATCCTATTGTTGAAACATCGATTGCAGAAGAA